GGACCTTGAGAAAGCTGTAGAGGCTGTAGGTAAACCCTTCCCCAGGTTCCGGGAACCATCGATAGAAATTATAGAAGACCTATCTATCTTTAATGATGCAGAGAACCACATAGATGAAATGGCATTTGATTATGAAACCACCGGACTTAAATCACAAGGCAAAGGTCACCGCATTGTCTGTGCTTCGGTAGCGTTTAATTCTACCAAGGTATTTGCCTTTATGATGCCGGACACCAAACTTGAAAGGAAACCATTTGTAGATTTACTTATCAATCCCTCTATTGGGAAGATGGCACACAATATGAAATTCGAACACGCCTGGACTTTGAACAGATTAAAAGTTGAAGTTCAAAACTGGCATTGGGATTCGATGATTGCCGCACACAATCTTGATAACCGGTCAGGGGTAACTGGATTAAAGTTTCAGACCTATGTCAATTTCGGTGTCATTGATTATAGTTCTGAGATAACACCTTACCTAAGAAGTGATAGTGGTGGGAATGGATTTAACAAGATTTATGAACTACTCGAGCAGGAGGGTGGTCCAGAAAAGTTATTAAAGTATTGTGCATTGGATTCTCATTACGAATATATACTGGCGCAAAAGCAAATGGATGAAATGAACTATAACGATCTCCCTTTTTAAATGCAAGTAGTAGATTTCTTTTCAGGAATAGGTGGATTTTCATTAGCTGCAGAGTGGATGGGATGGGATATAATATCTCATTGTGAAATAGATTCATTTTGTCAACAAGTACTAAAAAAACATTGGCCTGATGTATACTTACACGAGGATATAAAAACTTTTACATATGAGACGCTCAAAACGGCGGGATGGGACGAATCCAAAGCAACTATCTTTATGGGAGGATTCCCTTGCCAGCCTTTCAGCGGTGCTGGTAAACGAAAAGGAACTGCCGATAACCGTAACCTCTGGCCAGACTATTTTAGAATCATACAGAAATGCAAACCGACCTATGTTATTGGCGAAAATGTTGCTGGGCTCCTCACAATGGAAAATGGTGAAGTATTTCACGGGATATGTACTGATTTGGAAGGAGAAGGTTACCAAGTCGAAACGTATAGTATTCCAGCTTGCGGTATCCAAGCGTGGCACCGTCGGCAAAGGACTTGGGTTATTGCCTATCGGGGTAACCCCGACTCATCACGTACCGACCCCGACAGCATCAGACCACATCGAAAGGAAGAGCACGAATACAGGAAGACCAAGCGACGGGGTATTAAATTACAACACGAACAAGAGTGTGAGTCTGGACAGGTGGGTGAAGATGTTCCCGACACCAGTAGCAGACGATACAAGTCACAGAAAAGGCAAGTACAAACAAGGGGGGACGGCGTTGTCGACAACAGTGAACGGCAAACTAAACCCAACTTGGGTGGAGTGGTTAATGGGATTCCCTATGGGTTGGACGGATATTGGGAACGAGAACCAGAAGGAGTGAATAGAACTACCCTTGAAGTCTATAATAGAAAAAATAGAATTAAATCTTTAGGAAATTCCGTTGTCCCACAAGTTGTGTATGAACTTCTCAAAGCAATACAAATACATGCTGACACACAATGAATCAGATTGAAGCATATCATCTCCTGCACAAGGGTACTCTGGCGCTATCGAGAATAGAGCAGCAGGGTATTCGTGTCGATGTAGATTATCTCAAATCTAAAACCGCTCACCTGACAAGGAAGATAGAGAGAATGGAACGGCTGTTCAAGGAGTCCAAGTTCTTTTTGCAATGGCAGAAGTCCGTCCATGAAAAAGAAGTAAACACAAATAGTGGAACTCAACTCGCCGCTTTCCTCTACAAGGTAAAGAAACTGACTCCACCTAAACTAACTGAAACCGGGAAAGGATCCACTGACAAAGAAACTCTGACTGCTCTGAATATCCCAGAACTCAATGAACTGCTACAGGTTCGAAAACTGAAGAAGATTCGGGATACCTACCTGGAAGGATTTATGACAGAACAGGTCGATGGTGTCATTCATCCCTTCTTCAATCTTCACCTGGTGCGTACTTATCGATCTTCGGCGGACCGCCCCAACCTCCAAAATATACCCAAACGTGACAAGGAAGCCATGCAAATCACACGCAGGGCACTATTCCCACGCCCGGGTCATCAGCTATTGGAGGTAGACTATTCTGGATTAGAGGTAAGAATTGCAGCATGCTATCACAAGGATCCTGTCATGTTAAAATATTTGAAGGATGGCTTTGACATGCATGCCGATATGTGCAAACAAATATTTAAACTCGATAAATTTGATGAGCAAAATCAAGAACATGGGTTCCTACGGGGGGCCACCAAGAATGGGTTTGTGTTCCCTGAATTCTACGGGGACTACTTTCGGAATTGCGCCGAAGCAATGGCCTGTCAGTGGGGGCAGCTTCCAAGTAATAAATGGAAAGAAGGTCAAGGAGTTGTATTCGGAGATGGGCATCTCAGCGATCACATGCTCCGGGTTGGTTTCAAAAGTTTAGATTCCTTCACAAACCACGTTAAAGCTATTGAAGAACATTTCTGGGGCACCAGGTTCCGGAAGTATGCACAATGGAAAGAGAAGTGGTGGAGAGAATACCAGAAGAACGGATACATCGATATGTTGACCGGGTTCCGGTGCTCTGGCCTTATGACCAGAAACGATGCCATCAACTACCCGGTACAGGGTGCCGCTTTTCATTGTCTGCTCTGGTCCCTCATTAAGTTAGATCAGTTTCTTTTGCTGCAGGGATACCGAACCAGAATAATAAGTCAAATCCATGACTCACTGTTATTGGATGTGCACCCACCTGAGTTGGAAGAGTTAGTACCTATAATAAAACAAATTACTTGCGTGGACCTTCCCAGAGCGTGGGATTGGTTGATAGTACCGCTTGATGTTGACTTTGAAATTTGTGATGTTGATGCGAGTTGGGCAGATAAAAAGAAATTAATATTAAAATAATTTGCATATTAAAGAAATAGTGTTACCTTTAAGCATTCAAACAACCTAAAATACTAAATTTTGATTATAAAACTAGAGAGGCATGGGAATTATCTACAGCGGATTTTCCAAGTTTCCGCACCTGGGTTCAATTCATGGCTACCGTGCCTCTCTTTTTAAAGTTCTTTGAAAGCATTCCCCCGGAAACAAGGTCCGGACACTATTCAGCGTTGCCGAACGGATTCTGGCACAATACCAGGTGGACCAGCAACAATGGGGGAACCACATTTAAGATGTAAAATCCAACCGATTAAGGCAGGATGAACCAGGTTATGCTGGTGGTACTGATTAACAACCGGGTCGGCAATGGTCGGGAGAGTCCTCAGTGATGCGGGGATTGCACCACTCTCCCGTTTTTTGAATCTATTGTTTAATCAAAACATAAATCAAAAATGAACTACGAAGATGACATGAGAATCGATGAGGATGCTCTGGACTATGAAATCCTGGAGCAGCCTTCATTAATGGTCAAGTACAGCACGATGCTGGCAGATGCCCGTCGTGACAGGGACCTGGCTAAAGAGGATTTGGACTACATGAAAGCCCAGATCGACAAGGAAATTCGAAGCGATCCAAGCAAATTCGGTTTGGAGAAAATCACGGAAGGTGCCATCACCAATGTAATCTTGATGGAAAAGAAGTACAGAGTAAAAGTTGAAGACTTCAATGATACCAATTATGAAGTCAATGTATTGCAGGGTGTGGTCAGTGCTATTGACGCACGAAAATCAGCCTTGGAAAGTTTAGTCCGCCTCCATGGCCAGCAGTATTTCGCTGGTCCATCAGTCCCTCACAATCTCACTGAACTTCGGCAAAAGAAGAATGATGAGATTCAAAGTAAAATCGGAAAATCATTACGTAAACCCAAAAAATAAATTTAATTATGGCAAAGAAAAAGCAAGGCATGTTCAGTGGCAGAACCTCACGGAGCATGGAAAAATCAAAAACTAATTTCGGATACCTGACCTTACCCGAAGACCTCAATGTTTTCAAACCAGAGGGCAACACCGAGGTTATCTTCGATATCATTCCCTACATCGTTACGGATCCAAACCACATTGACAACAAAAAATACGCTGATGATGCCACGGTAGGTAATCCATGGTGGAAGCGCCCATTGAAGGTTCACCGGAATGTAGGTCCGGACAGCATCTCTGTTATCTGCCCTCTCTCATTTGGCAAGAAATGCCCTATCTGTGAATACGGGAGTAAGCGCAGAAAAGAGGGAGCAGAATGGGATGACGAACTCAAGGAAATCTTTCCAAAGGCAAGGACCATGTTTTTGGTAGTACCCATTGATACTGGTGAATGTGAGGTGGATTACACTGAGGGTGATGCACACCTATTGGATATCAGTGATCACCTGTTCCTGGAATTGCTCACAGAAGTTGTGCAGAAGGATATTGACTATGAAAACTTTCCTGATCCTACTGACGGGCTTTCCCTCCAAGTATATTTCCGTGCCAAGAAGTTTGGAAAGAACAAATATGCGGAAGCCTCCAAAATTGATTTCATTGAAAGGGAGAATCAGTATGATATGGACTTTGTTGAATCCATGCCTAAATTGGATGACATAGTTAAAGTCCTTCCTTATAAGGAACTGGAAGCTCTGTATTTCGGTATGGAAGATATGCCTGACGAAGAGATTGATGATGAGGAATTGGTAGAGGAACGTCCTAACAGAAGGCAGAAGACAACCACCCGTAAGACCCGGAAACCGGCACCAAGGGAAGAAGAGGAAGAGGAAGAGGAAGAGGAAGAACCTGTCCGTAAACCTTCCCGTAGAAAGCCCCCCACACGCAAACCTTCCCGTAAAGAAGAACCTGAGGAGGAAGAAGAGGAAGAAGAGGAAGAGGAGCCTGCCCGTAAACCTTCCCGTAGAAAGCCCCGGGCAAAGGTAGAAAAAGAGGAAGAGGAGGAAGAGGAGGAAGAGGAGGAAGAAGAAACTGAAGCAGTAAACCCTGCA